ATTTCGTTATGTTATGTCGTTTGATGACGTTGCATAGAGATGTCTTTGAGCATGCAGTTGGCATTAATGCCGCCTGTCACGAATGGGGTGACATGATCAAGAAGATGACAAATGACTTAGATCCCAAACTATTGAATCGCTTCATTGCTGGAGATTTTGAAGCATTTGACAAATCAATGATTGCTGCTGTTATCCTAATGGCTTTCGAAATATTAATTACATTAGCTAAGGAGAGTGGAAGCTTTGATGACTATGATATCAAGATCATGCAAGGCATTGCTATAGATACCGCATACGGACTAGTTGATTTCTTTGGCGATTTGTGTATGTTCATGGGTGTGAACCCATCGGGACATCCACTAACCGTTTTTATTAATAGTCTAGCGAATTCTTTATACATGCGCTACGCGTACTATATGGCAAATCCTAATAGCGATGTGTCCACATTTCAAGAACATGTTGCATTGCGCACCTTTGGCGATGACAACTTCATGACGGTTGATGACAGTATTGACTGGTTTGACCATACGGTTATACAAGATGAATTGGGCGCAGCAGGAATTAAGTATACGATGGCGGAGAAGGATACTGAATCAGTGCCCTTTATTCCGTTATCCGAAGTCACATTCTTGAAGCGTCGATTCGAATATAGTGAAGAAGTTGGTGGCTGGCTTGCGCCACTTGACCCTAAATCAATTTCGAAAATGCTTATGGTTCATGTACAGTCCAAAACAGACTGTGTAGAACATCAAACTATTTCTGCAGTTGCTTCAGCTGTGCGTGAATATTTCATGTATGGTAGTGAAGAATTTGGAAACAAATGTAAGTATTTGAAGGATTTGGTGCAGCGTGCGGATTTGCACATGTGGGTTGAGGATAGCACCTTTCCATCATGGGATGATTTGAGAAATCGTTTCCATGATAACACCCTAGCCTTCTAAAGGCACATGCTGGGAGTGAGCTGCAACTTCCATTAAACCATTATGTAGCATATGGATATAGTTACTGGCATAAGATATTAGTGAAGATGTAAATCTTATGTAGCGTGGATATCCATATTTAATCCGCTTGGGCGCTCCCCG